CTTAATCGATTCGATCTTTTTGTCATACATATCTTTCGAAATGCTCTGCAAGTCGGTCAGAGATATGTTAAGAAGGTTTGCATCGATACGTTCTGCAATTCTTTCTTCTGCCATCTCAAGAGTTATGTAGAGAACATTCTTACCAGACATGAAGTAGCTTGCTGCCATGTGGCATAGAGCAAGCGATTTACCAACTGCCGTACCAGCAAGAATTACATTGAGTGTCTTTCTTGGCACACCATTCTTGGTGATCTTGTTCATACACTCTAGGTCAAACGGAAGCTTCTCTTCAACTCGATGGTATGATTCATATCGACCATCACTATCGTCAAGGTAGCTGTGGCCCACATTGGGATCAAACGATACTGCAAGAGCATCAGTCAACATCTTAGGTATATTGCCACGACTGAATTTACCCTTCTTATCGTCTGCAATCTTGATACTACCCAACAGCGCAATATAAATCGCTCTGTCTTTACACCACTCTTCGGTGTGTTCAAGTAGCCACTTTTCATCTATCTGAGAGTTCTCAAACGAAACGATCATATCTTTAACATTCGTTTCGAGTTCTGTGCCGATCTTGTCGTCTTTTGAGACTGCAATCAACAACGCTTCTTTACTTGGTCGAGCATCGTACTTGAGAATAAACTCAGACACCTTCTCAAACACCAACTTCTCACCCATGTCGGTGAAGTATTCTGGTTTGATGAATGGCAAGACTCTTCGTGAATAAGACTCATTAAAAACAAGACTCTTTAATATCACGAGTTCGATTCGATCATTTATCATCTTTTACAATCTCAAGAAAGAGTTTACCGTTTTCTGATTTGGCTGCGGTTGCGTGTGTTTCTATTATATCAAAAAGAATCTCACCAAGCAACTTATCCATCTCTTTACTCACTTCATCTGGAAACTCAACTCCACGGAGATGGTCAGGAACATAAATGATCTCAGTCTGAAAATTCAGCTTCGCATGTTCCATTCCCTTTTCTGTATCTTTAGCAAAAAACTCCCCATAGCTATAAAGAACTCCGTTAAATGGAGCACACGCTGCGGTCAACTGAACAACCCACTTCTTAGGATCATTTGGATCAAATACAATCTTGTACTTATCTTTAGTGGGCGTCATTCAACAACTCCTCAACAACATCTTCGGTATCAATACCGCCAGAACCATAACTAAACTCTTTTTGTGCAGCTAGATCGATCTGTTTAAGAATGTCTTCGGTGAAGAACTTCTCGGGATTGTTAATGATCTGCTTCTCGAATACAGTCTTGCCACCACCCACATCAATCTTGGTAGATACCTTCTTGAAGATGCCATGCTCTACCGCAAGGTCAACAAGACCATAGTAGCGATCAAGACCATTAACATACGAAAGCATTACACTCGTTTCTGTATTCTCTTTTGTAAGACGAGACTTGAGGTTCTTACATCGAATGAAGATGCCTGTAACTGTGCCATCAGCATCTTTGTTCTTAGACTTGGAAAGAGCGATGATGTTGTTAGCTGCATATTTCAAACCACCTCCACCACCCATTTCTTTTGTGGGAAACATACCCATTGTCTGATACACATGGTTCGTAACAAGAAGAGGAATCTTTGCTTTACTCAACTTCAATGTAAGAACTCGAAACGCAGCTTTAATCTCTGCGGTACGAGTCATATCTTTAACCTCTTTACCAGTACCAGAGTCTGCCATTTCTTTTGTCGTAGATAGCATACCCAAAGAATCAAGACACATCATAAGAGGTCTACGTTCTTTTTCTGGTGTAGTAAGATGATTTTCTACAACACGAAGTGCTTGTGTCTTGAACTGTTGAATAGTCTCAACTGGTACGATGAGAACACGCTTTGTATCAACGCCACGAGATTGAAGAATCTCTTTTGTTACAGAACCCTCAGACTCAAAAACAATAGCAACAGCTTTCTCGTTAGTGTCGAGAAAGCTCTTAATTATGCCAAGAGCGAAGAATGTTTTGCCAGTTGCTTCTTCACCAGCGAGAGCACTAATCTTGTTTGCTGGCATGCCCTTGTAGATACTACCAGAGTAAAGTGCATTGAGAGCATATGAGCCCGTGTCGATAAAACCCACTACATCAGCAGAGGTGCCTTCATCGGCGACGGCAGCATATTCATTTTCAAGTATCTTGAGTACGTCTGTAAACGGGTTATTCTTTGCCATAGTTTCTCCTACAAATCATCAAAGCTCATAGTTTTTTTGGTAGACCAATTTATCGCATCGAGAATGATCTTCAGTGGGTCTAAGAAAGTTTTTTCGAACTGAAGCTCATAGTCCACATACTTGTGCAGATTTAATTCTTGAGGCAACCCATTCTCAGACATCGTGATGACATTTTGCTGAATGTGATTTGGTATCTTCAAGTACAAGAATTTTATCTTATCGCCCTCTTGGATGCAAGGGTATTTTTTCTCAAGCTTCTTTTCTTTTATTAATTTGTTATATACGAGTGCGCCTCGCACATGGATTGGAGTACCTTTGCCATAAATGGTTTTGCCATCCGCATACGTAGATATTCCGTTACATCCACGAGGAAACGCAACCGTTTCTGGACTCAAGCTTTTGAAATCGGTCTTGAACCCATCAATATACTGATGCAAATCTGTCTGCGATTTGGTCAAGATGATGTTGATTGCGTCTTTAATTTTTTGGCGACAAACCTCTGGCGTTGACGACTTGACCGCTTCAATACCTTGAATTTTGAGCTTCGGTGTCTCATATCTCACGCCCTCATTATCATACACGTTAAGAATATACCGCTTCTTTGCAGTCCAGATAGCTTTGTCGGCAATCGATTCTCGCTTCATTTGCATCTTCTGTGAGCGAGCGTTCAGATAATCTCGAAGCTCTTTGCAACTTCTGTCGATGATGGACTGAATCTTAGTGTTCGCAACCTTATCAAGAAAATCAACTATCTTCGACCTGTCGTCTGGAAGATTGTCGCCATAAGCTGTGTGAACAAGAGTCTTCAGATTCAAATAGATCGAGTCAGTGTCGATAGCAATTACATAATCCAAAGATTCTGTCTTGAGCAATCCATTCAGATATTTGTTGATGTCTTTTGCCAACCACTGAATGACTAACTGACCCGAGAGTGTAACCGCTTCAGCAAGTCGAATATCGTAGAAGCGAAAGTACTGATTACCCATCGCACCATACGCTGAGTTCAACTGAATCTTTTTCGTCAACTGAAAGTTGTGGTACTTTGAAATGTCGAATGACAACTTTCTAGCTTTAGCTTTTATGTCCACGTTGTCTATGTTTTCTGGCTTATGCATCTGCTCTTTGAGATGCTCAAGCTCTTGTTGCGCTTCAAGCATCTTGTTCTTATATGTCTTTCGATCTTCATACATGCGCATGAGAATGTCAGGTAAGAATCCAATACGGTCGTTATTGAAACAATGACCATTTGCAGCAAGTCCGACACCTTCAGACTTGAGCGTTGATGTATCAAACTCTCGATTGAGCAAAGACTTGATATTGACCTGGCGATACTTGTCTGTAACCAAGCACTCAGGAGAGATATTGAACTGTGCAATTAGATTAGGATACAGAGAGTTTAAGTCGAATGAGACGACCCACTCATACATTCCAGCAACGACATCTTTGACATATGCACCAGCATACTCAGCATCTTTATCATTATCACTCAGTCGAGGCAGTACGATGTTTTTCTTCTTGAGATCGTTGTAGATGATGGTGTCCCACATGCGAACTTGTGCAAACACATCGGTGAAGTTTACTCGTGCGTCATATGCGAGAGCACAGCACATTTCAATCAGCTTCAGCTTCTCTTCGAGCTTCTTGATAAGCTCTACGTCTTTGATGTTATACTCGATGAACTTCTGGTAGTTGTTCTTGTACAGAGAGTGAAGCGAGTCGTACTCTTCGTATGAGATTTTCTTCTCGCCAAGCTCGACATAAGCGATGTAGTTCAGCTTCTCACTCTCTTGCTTCGGCTGAAACTTTCGGTACATCTCCATGTAGTCGAGGGTTGATACACCCACAAGCTCAACAGCGACTTGATGACGACCCTTGTAGTAAGCTTTGCGGGTAGAGAGGTATCGCCAAGGTGAGAGACGCTTCGCTTCTTTGTCACCGAACACCTTCGAGATGCGATTCACAAGGTATGGTATATCGTAGAACTGAATGTTCCAACCAGTTACAACATCCGGAGCAATATGCTCCCAATGCTCCATGAAGCGTTGTAACAAATCAACTTCATTCTTACAGCGAATGTACTTGATTGAATCTTCTTTAGTTGTGAAATCACCACAGCCAAAAACGACATACGTACCCTTACTCTCAACAGTTATCGCAATTACCTCTTCAGTAGGATTTTCAGGTGGGGCAAAACCACCCTCAGACGCAACCTCAATATCGATGTTTGCGATGACTATCTCAGACATGTCATAGTCAACATACTCAGGAAACTCATCGCCGAGATATACGTAGTGGTACTTGGTGTTACCGAAATATACGAAGTTGTCTACACCCTCATACCGCCTCACGAACTCTTTAGCTTCACCGATGTCACCGAACTTGATCTTGTCAGCATACCTACCGTCGAGAGTCTTGTACTTGGTAGGTTTCGATGAGGGTAAGAATAGGGTAGGCTGAACGGTGAACTTTCTTGAGACACGCTCGCCGTTTTCTACACCACGATACAAAATGTTATTACCAACACAGGTGCAATTCGTATAGAACTTTTGATGTGACATGTTTTCTATAATGACACAAAATTATGAATGTGTCAATTTGTACTCACTTTGGATAATTGAGGTATGAAACTTACACGCTCTGGATTCCGCTATTTGTGGGAAGAATGATACCGCTACCAAAGATAGAGTTGTACTTATTGATAACTTCAGTCACTGGCTCATACTGACACAACACATGTTCAACACGTAGCGTAACGTGAGTTTGAGAAGAGAGAGGGTTGAATGGTGCCATGTGCACGTCGATATTGCCCGTCTGAGGGTTTCGTGATGCACCCACAAGAGTTGGATTATCAACTCGAACTGTCGATTCATCAATAACAGTAACCTCACCCAAAATTTCTTCACCAGTTAAGAGTCGAGTAATCGTGATAGCCATAGTGTAGTCCTTACGACAAGAAAAGTTTTTGTTCAGCTTTGCGTCGGCGAGTCAGACCTGCTAATTTTTTACCACCAGCTTTGTCCCACCTCAGAAATTGCTCTGCGGCAGATTCATAGTCACCACTATTGAGATTCTTCAAAAGTGTGGATTTTTGAAAGTTGCCGATACCCACATTATACACAAAAGCGACGAGGGCATCAAATTGATTTTGCGTTAATTCAACATCCACATTTTTGTTGACCGCATCTTCAAACACCTTGAGGTCTTGTTCCAGAAATACGTCTGCTTCTTCGGTTGTGAGTTGGGTACCCTCGGTGACTTTGTTTCCATTAATTCTGGTGGTTCCATATCCGACCGTCCACACATTAGCAGGGCACAAGTACGCTCTTGCACGAAAGCCTTCGAATTCTTTGATGAGGTTCTTACCAGCTTGACTTGTCTTTTTGTTCATACACGATCTTCATAATAGACTCTGTGTACTACATTTATGTGTGCTAGAAATCGCTCAGATTAAACGCCAGTCGATCCAAAACCACCACTGCGACTCTGCTTCGGTTTCGGTTTATCTTTGGTCTCTGCGATTGGGTAACGTGCATCGCACACCAATTCACCCTGACAGATTCGGTCTCCATGATTGATCTTGAACGCTACGTTCGACGTATTATGGATCGCTATGTAAACCTGGTCTGTGTAATCTTCGTCTACGACCCCCTCACAATTTGCGAGGTTGATTCCATGTTTGAATGCAAGTCCAGATCGTGGGTGCAAGCGGAGAGAATGATTCTTTGGAATCTCGAATATCAATCCAGTTGGAATCAACACTCTCGACATAGGGTGAACGAGAAGAATTCCATACTCATTGACGTGTACGAGGTCTTCTTCATTATTCCAACAACGTGACTTGACCGTGGTGTGTGGTATCAGACACGCATGAATATCAAAACATGCAGAGTCTTTTGTTGCATACTGAGGCAAGATTGCTTCTGGTTCTGTCTTGTAGACCTTCAGCATAGGGTTATGACTTGATGGTTGGTGTAGAAACTTGTGGCGTTTTCTTGTTGGTGCCGATGTTGTACTTCGGTTCAAGTTTCCAATTACCTTTGTCTTTATATGAGACTATTTTCACTGACGAGATACTAGCAACAGGCTGTGCACTCTTCGTCTTATCAACAAGAGAAATCAAACCCCACTCAGCAAGAATGTTTGCAATCGTGTTTCGTCGTGCTATATCTTCTTCGGTGATGGTGGTTGGTTTACCGTCGAGCTTGAACAGCTCTTTGAAGTGCACGATGTAGTATCGACTCTCTTTGGTGTCTTTGTCTCGCTTGTGAAGAATGTGGCAAGACTGATAAAGGGTCTTCTCTTTTTTGGATGCAACCCCAATACGGGTCAGTGTCTCTTTCACCTTCAAGAAATCATCAGGTGCCGACAGCTTCACTTCAATCAAATCATTTATTACATTAGACATATATGCACTCAATAATTACAGCCGCATACATTTATTTAGCAATTTGCGAATTGCACGAACGAAAAGATTTCCCTTTGGTGGGCAAACGACCTGCTCAATCTGTTTCAGGGTACGATAGCAATCACGTATGTTCTGATTGTTGTCTTCGATCAGTGCTGAAAGTTCACGTGATACTCTTAGAAGCTCTTCAAAAGAGTCATCATGCTTTTTTTCTCTTTGCATTGTGACCACCCTTGTTCAACTTATTCTTCATGTACTCGATGTCTTCAGCAGAAAGAATCGACAATGCTTCTTTCGCACGAAGCTTACTGTATCCAAAATACTCTTTGATGAGATCGAGATTCGCTTGCTCATCTTCTTTCACGTACTTGAAGAAGCGTCTCTCTTTCTTGATTGAGTGAAGATAGTAATCGTACTGCAATCGCTTCGGCAGAAAGTGACGAGTGTTCATCTCATTCGCATACATAATCGTCGTCTGGTTCATCGACAAGAATCGGTTGACTATGTATGGCGAATACTGCGACTCGTTCTCTTCTGTCAGAATATCTTTCTTCTGCTCTGCAAGGTCTTTCAAGAAATCAAATACACTGATCTTATGCGAACTCACAATTCACCATTATCTCGATGAGACATGCTAAAAGATTGATCTCTGTGTCCATACTGAATGCAGACTTGTACTGGTAGTCTGCAATATGCAAGATTGCTTGTGGCACAGAAGTCGGCTTCAGATGATCTTTCAAACCATCATACAACTTGCGATACACACGTGATGGATCATTATCGACATTCTCAACAACCCACTCACGAACATCACCAAACTTCTTCGCTTTCAGTGCAAGGTACAGCTTGTTGACAT